TTATAGAAATCTATAATACGATCCCGATAGAGATCACATGAAGTGACATACGTCCCTTCGAAGAGACCTGAAGAGAGGTCTGGTAGAGGCTTAGGTTTTAGCCTAGAATCTGACCATTTGTGGTCAGGAAACTTGTTGTTAACATACAAGTAATAACTTTTCAGCTGAAAAGTAGACAACAATCCGTCAGACAGATTGAAGTCACAACCCCCCATAGCTGTGGGGAGGGATAAAACATCCCTAGCTGCCCACGGGAAGCGGGCGTATCTGAATATCCGTTCGGATATTGATTTCCTCCATTTGAGAGGTAAACTACAATTTTTGTAGTTAATAGATGATAAAGAATCACCTATAGACATTCCAAACTCACCGTTGGAATAAGTCTCCATGGATTTTGGAGATTTTGTAAATCTCTTGAGAGAGATTACCCCCTTATCAACAACAAGGGAATCGCCCTCAAGGCGATATGTTCTTTCACAGAAAGAACCAGAGTCACTTGAAATAAATGACTTCTTCAAGTTGATCTTGAAGCCAACTGATTCCATAATGGAACAGTATCTAAGGAACATATCCTTAGTCCATCTCGCAATGAGATCATCTCCACGAATGGAGAATCGACCCTTAGGGTCGACTATGTAGCAAACCGCTACATGTATCATGGATAATATAACCCACGAACAACTAGCACCCATACAGGTACCAGTTGTAGTCGTTATATCTTCTGATACAACGTGAGATTTACATCTCATATTGACCTTAATGAGGTCAATCCATACCGCACGGTATGGGATGTGAAATGCATCACATATAAGAACAAGGAGATCCCTGTTTATAGTATCGGTTGCGTTACTGAGATCCATAGAATAGATCTTGAACTTGTGAAGGTTCTTATAAACTCTCGCAAAAAAGAGAGTATCATCCGGTGATAACCCGGATCTGAACGGTCTAAACGTTCTCTTCATAAAATTCATGAAGAAGTCACGAATTTGGTGACCATCTGCCAAATTAACGGCAGGTAAGGATTGAACAATCCTATTCTTATATCCATATTCGGATATCACGACTAATTTACCATAGTCAACTCCTTTCCCAAGGAATAATTCAGGATCTCTCCTGTATTTAGATAGACCGGCCTTGTCTATA